TCTTATGGTTGGAGTTAACGTGTCACAAGCAGATTCTACAGTTGATGTATCGTATGATCTACACGCTAGATATTATGTACGTAGCTATTTTATATATGCTACTACTGATGGACTTGATACTGAAACCTTAAAGCTAGGTGTTGGTAGAATGTTTGGGATACATAAAGGAATTTATGTTGATCCAAAGATCGTGTATGATACACAGAGTAAAACTACAAATCTAACTTTAGGTTTGGGGTTGTACTTCTAAACAAATTATTAATTTAAAAAACATAAAAATGGAAAAAGTATTTAACGTAGTAAACGAATTTTTTGGTAAAATGTCAACTTTATTTATGACACTATTGTCATTCGGAATAGTAGCTGAGATTTTATTTGGGAAAGCAGTATTAGGAATGTCTGTAATTGATAACGTAACAGAATTAATTGCATCATTTGGAAATAACGGAGTGGTTGGATTAATCGCTCTAGTTATATTATACAACATACTGGATAAGAAATAGTATTAACAATTAAATTAAATTAAATTATGGAAAATGAAGTAACAAACCTGCTTAAAAACATGGCAGAACAATTTCACGAAGCAACGCACGATGCTGTGAAATTTGAAGGTGGTAATAACTCTGCAGGAACGAGAGTTAGGAAAGCTATGCAGAACATTAAGAACTTAGCTCAACAAGTTAGGTTAGAAGTTCAATCACAAAAGAACTCTGTGACAGCATAGTGCTATACACTAAATTAAGAAAGGGAGTAACGAAAGTTACCCCCTTTTTTTTATGTATTTATTTAAATTATTCTTCTTGTTGACCCACGATATACGCTATTGACCCAGCTAGCATTATGAAAACTAAGTAATATAAAAACAATTTACAAACCATTAAATAACCATGTATTTAGTTTTTCCTTTGTCTTTGTATGCTTTCAAGCATTTATTCCGATTGTCAATTTCATTGACGTAACTAATATGAATCCAATTAGGATTTTTATCATCTCCAAACTCCCAGATCATTTGATCGAAGTTTAGATTCTCTTTAACCCACCCGTACATCTCAGCGTTAGTCTTTTTGCATCTAGTATCATCTATGTCTATAGCTTGACCTTTACAGTGTTGAGATGATGTTGATCCACCAATAGCTTTATTTAAAGCTTTACCTCTGTAGAAGCTGTTAACTCTAATTGGTCCACCAACCCACTCTCTTAATGGTTCAAACACTTGTTCAGCTAACTCCTTCATATTAGCCAGCTCAAATTGATTTGGAGTATTGTCTAATCCTCGGCGTATCGCCGTTATGCTATACACTCCCTCTTTATCGCTTATGTGTTTGCTTATCATTTATACTATTGTTTTAATTGGAGTTGCTATTACTAGTGTTATAGTTGCCATGATTTGTTGGTTTGATGTTTCACCAAATAAAGACGGTACAAGTATGTCCCCTGCCGCTAATGATTTAATAGTACCATCCATACGGTGTACCTTTTGTACTTTCTTTCTATTAGAGCCCTCAGTATGTCTTGATGAATCTGACTTGTGAATCAAAGTAGCTTCTGCAGCATCTGAACCACCCCAATCTACATTAGCTTCTGGAACATGCCATATTGCTACGCCAGTATCATAACCAGAGCCGGTATTTGTTTGTGTTGTTGTTGTTGCATAAAACCCTATTAATTTACAGGTTTCAGCAATTGGTATTTGTTGTTCTAAATGTGCAGACGCTATATCGCAGGTTTCATCTGTACCAGTTCCACCTTCTTCCGTAGCTACTAATCCAAAATCTGTAGCAGAATCTATACCACTGTCTTGAGTGAACGTCACATTAGAAATACCATTAGCATGAGGCATTATATAGTTAGTACCGTAACTACTAGTGCTTTTTGCTGAAAAAGTTATATATGACGTAGAATACTTAGTGTTTATTCTATCCTCAATAGCAGCTGATGTCATTATGCTTGTGTCATTATCCGCAAATGGTTCTGAAGACGTTTGAACGCTAGACAAAAGCACGTCATCAAGTTTTAAACCCGCATCAAGTCTAACGTTACCAGAATCAACCCAAAGAGCCCATTGATTTGCAAGGGTCATGTTTGTCCCGGCTACTGGTGGTCCTTGAATTTTAAGAGAAGCCGCATCTGTTGTCGTAACACTAGCGTTGGTAGCAGCCACAGTCATAGGCTCAATATTAACCGTTCTATATTCAGCAGAAGTTCCTGATGCTGAAGTAGTTGCATCTGTTATTGTTGAGCTATCTAAATGTAATAAACCCGCTTCACCAGCCCAATTTCTATCACCGTCTAAAATAACGACATCAGAAAATGTTTTTACTCCAGAAAAAGTTTGGTTTGTCGTGAGATGCGCTGTATCAGCATCTAAATATGCTGAAGCAATGGCCGTTCCTTGCCACTTACCGGTTCCAATTGTACCAATACTCGTTATTTGAGTTTGAGAAGCTTCTACATTTAATGCTAAAGCGCCATCCCCAACTACTGAAAGCAAACCAACACCAGCTAAGGTAGCTCCCGTTACAGCCGCTGGAGTAGATCCACCAACGACAATACTTCCGGCTGTACTTAAGTCAACAGCAGATATAGCTGATGTTCCGTTTCCAAATAAAACACCATCAGTAGTTAATGATGTAGCGCCAGTACCTCCATTCGCGACGGGCAAGGTTCCCGTGGCCTCCGCAGCTTTTACTATTTTATTGTGTGAATCTAAACCTAGATTACCACCACTAGCTATTGTGCCGGTATCTATATCTTCTAAATAGACGTCGTTACGAAATCTAGATACTAAATCGTATATATGTTGGCCTATCCATTTCATATTACGTACTTATCATTACGTCTACCGTGTCTGAAGAACCCACGGTAATATACAGCCCATAGAGCTCATCAAACCTAAACATAGAAGGATCATCTAAAAACAAAGCTGTATCCAAAGGTATAGCTACTGTACTTAAAAAGTTATAAGTACTGGTAACCCCACTTTCAGGGTCGTCTTGTATAAATAGAGTTACAGTAGCGTCAGCTGTAGCGTGGACGTTTGTTAGCAATATAGATTTTATATTGTTTCTAGCGTCCGGAGCTATCAATTCAACCGTTACACCCTGTGTAGCATCTCCACTTGGATCTATGTTGTAGAATCTAGACATTTACTATGCCTCTTCGTAGAACATTACGTATTCCAAAACTACAGTATCGTCCGTAGCTGGATTCGCAGTAATATCATCAGCGTCTATACAAGTAAGAGGCATTACTAACCAATCACCACCATAAAGCTTCCCAATAGGTTCTGCGTTAACACCAATTGTAACCCCAACTGATTTATCTATAACACCTTTATATCCAATGTTTCTAATGTATATTTTTGAAGCTACACTATCTTTTGGTTCTACAAGCTCGTTAACCATAGTAACCAAGTCTACCGCTCCAGTTGCTGATAGTTTTCTTATTTGAAAACCCGTTGTGCTGTCTATATCTATAAGTGTCCCAGCTTGAGTTAGCGTCATGCTCTCGCCAATCCCGCTAAACCCAGGGGCTATGTCTGAAGATATACTTATCGTTGCTGTTGTTGCCATATTTATTTATTATTTAAAGTTATTATTAAGATGCAACTAAAGTTGTTCCCTCGTGAAACAAAGCGTAACATATTTTATTCGTACCTCCTGTTGCAGTAATCTCGATATCTGCATTAGCGTCGTGAAAATCCGCTGGAATAAACATCCAGTCTCCACCATATAGTTTACCTATAGCTTGCGCGTCTAATACCACACTTACGTAATATGTCTCATCTGTAGAGTGATTCTTTATATAAAGTTTACTTGCCTTACTCGCCGTGGGAGTGTTACCAATAATGTCATACGCAGTTCCACTTGCTATATCTACATATCCATATTCCATTTGATCCAAACCATCAGCAGTAGTACCCGCTTTCATACACGTCGTAGACGCGCTCACGGACATATTTGTTGACATTAGATCACTTGTTAGCGTTACCGCTGCCGTTGTTGTTGCCATAATTTATTTATTTATTTAGTTATTGTTGTTTTATTCGTCTGTAAATAACATGTACTCTAGAGTCATATCCGCAGCTTGTGGAGTTATATCTATATCACAGTTTGTTCCAGTTGTATCTGCCGACCAAGGGAACAAAGCCCAATCACCAGCATATAATTTACCTACTACTGTGCCAGCTATTTGTATCTCAAAGTACTGAGCTGAGGTAGTGGACATATTTTTTAAATATACTTTGTGAGCCTTGTCGTCTGTGTAGTCCGCCCCAGCAAACAAAGTGTATTCAGTAGTATTACCAGTTGTTTTTCTAGCTAGTCCAGTTGTACCGGTTAAACCAGTAGCGTTTCCCGCTTGTGTTAAAGTTGCTGTTGTTGATAACGCTAGTTCATCTGATAATAAATCAGTACTACTTAATGTTATAGTTGCCGTTGTTGTTGCCATGTTATTATTTTATTTGTGTTTACAACCCTCTAGTTTTGCTAGTTCTTTTTCAAGCTCTACTATACGGTCTTCGTTTTCGTTTATTATTTTAATCTTTTTCTCTAGTCTTCTATCTAGAATTACAATGTCTTCTCCTAATTGAGCTATTTGACTATAAGCCATGCCCATAGTAAAGATAATACCTATTATCCAGATTATATTTCCGATATTAATTTTAAAATCTTTCATTACCAGAATATTAGTTTAACGATATAACCTATAATAGCAGCATATAAACCCCAAAGAGCTCTTGTAACATTTGATTTCCACCTTTGCATCTGCTTAAACTCTTCGAGATTACCTAACCACATGGGCAGCTCAATATCTCGTTGATCTAAACGCTCAGTATTCTTATTAACCCTAACTACTAAACCCTCATCTGGGTCTAATAATTTAATCATTAGTTTATCTAACTTGTCATTTATCTCCTTAACGTCCTCTCCCAAAGTTTCGATGTCTTTTTTCATTAATGCTATCTCTTGTGCAGTTGTTGCCATATCTCTTTATTATCACTTATTTTTTGAATTGTTTACTTTAATAAACCTTTAAAGTACCACGTCCTTTAGTCTTTTTTTTATTACTAAACTTTTGTTTCTTCTTTTCCTTCTCAACATCTTCAACCCCAAGATTCCACTTACTCCAACCACTAAACATTAAAACTCGCTCTAACGCACCTTGTTGGTTGTTTAAAGATTCTCTAACATTCATTGTTTTGTTGTACAGTCTATTAAGAGGAACATTTGTTAACGCTTCTATGTAACTTGTATTAGCAGACCATTGTGGATTGTCTATATCAAAAGTTTCCATCTCATCTATTGTTTTTCTATTGTAATTAAGAGTTCTCTCTGCATTAACTATTTTTCTAGCCTTAATACCAAGAGGAGGGGAGACGTTTAACGCTTCAACAAGAACTGAAGCCTCATCACCATTCCAATCTTTAGCTCTTTCTTTGTGGTACGCAAAAGCCATGTTTTTTAATGTAGAAATTGCCGCGCCCCAAACACCAGCACCTCTCAATACAGAGTCAAGCGTCCCGTTTACAATCCTTTCTTTTTTAGCCAACATTCTTTTGTCATCTTCGTCATCATCAAACATAGCCATGAATAACGCTGATTGTAAAGAGTAGAATATTACGTTTTGTATCGCAAAGTAGTAAGCTATTCTTGATAAATTAGACATATCACTTTGCATTTGTGTTGTGTTGCCTGGTGTTATTCTTCTATTTTTAATATCTAAAAATGCTTTTTTACCTAATCTATTAAATTGAGACGTAACGTTTTGGAAAGCTAATATAACCTTGCCAAGAGGTGATGCTTGTTGTTGTGAAACCATATCAGGTCTTGCTGACTGCTGAGTAGCTTCCGCTAGTATTTCAAAATCAACAAAAGCCTTAGCTTCAGCTTCTTTTTTACTCATACCTTCCTTTAGATAGGTATTAATTCTATTCCTCAAAAATGTTGCACCACCAGTGGCAATCGCTATATTATCCCCGATTTGCGTTGGTAAAAAACCTAGTTCTAATAATTTTTTTATTACTGCTTGAGCTGGATTTTTAGCTCCCTTAACTGAGGCTGCTAACTCAGCACCGTTAACATCTGTTTGTATGCCTTTACGTCTTTGCCTCATAAAATCAGAGTTAAATATAGTCGCCCAATCAGCCCAATATTGTTTTTGATTAGCAAAAGCTTTAGCTGCTGCTATAATATTATTGTCAGCAAAGTTGATAAAATTAACTAGAGACATTTGCTGTAACACAGCAGATCTAACATTAAAGAACATTGTTGCAGCTACAGAACCGTTTAAGTAATTAAGCCACTGGTTTGTTTGTTTGTTTTGCCCACTAGGTCTGTTTTGACCAGTCTTAATCCTATATACCATATCTTTAATGGCACTAACAACATCAGCCCCATAAGCAGCTTCTATTTTATTTAAGTTCTCTTGTGAGAATATTGTGTCGACATTTTCATTGAACTCAGCAAAGAAATCCCCTCTACCAATTCTACCTGTAGCGTCGTCTAAATCCGTTCTTATATCTCCACCTTCCCAGCTTTCAGTAGGTGCAACATATTTTTCTTGCTTAGATATTACATTTAAAGTTTCAGCGTAAGCTTGTAACTCAGGATCACCCATAACTAAGTCAACTAAATTCTGTTGATCAGTTGGGGATAGTCCAGGGATTTTGTTACCGTGTTTGTTCCATAAATAAACTCTTATAGCGTCTTGATACGTAAAATCACCATCTGGAGTTTTCTTAGTTAATTTCTTTTTAACGTTTTCAAATTGCTTGTTTAAAGCTTTATAATCGTTAGCTATAGCTTGTTTAGCTGCGTTTAACTCTCTATAAGCTCTATTTAAAGGTCTAATTAAAGCTTTTTCAAAAAAGTCTCTATGAGCGTTACCCTCCTTACCTCTACCCATAAAGTTATATAATAATCCAACAAAATCCTCGTGTGATGGTGGTATAAAGAATCTAAATTTACCCTTGCTCTCACCACGTTTTCTAGCTTTAATAGCTGAAAATCTTTTCTTAGATTCAATACCTGTTATGTTTTCTAATATATCATTGAAGTTTTGATCCATTGATTTGCTAAACTTAACTTTAGCTTGCTGAACTTTGGATTTAACATCGAATTGGTCTAGCATGTTTTTAACAGCTTGTACATTTTGTAACGCATCATCAGCAAAATAAAAGTCATTAAAACCTTCACCAACTTTATCAGCCATCCAAAGTGCTTTAGCTTCTGATGTAGAATTAGCTAATCCAGTAATATTTTTCAACGGTATATTTAAGCCGTTGGCTTTCAAGAACTCGTGTATATGCGGAGCAGATTCAGCAGGTCTAGCCGTTAACACAAACATATCTTTGTTACCAAACTTCTTTTGCAATTTCATTGCTTTCTCAAACAACGGGGCTTTTTGTCCCTCAACTACTTTATTAAATTCTGAAAAATCAAATGTTCCACCTTGTTCTAATATATCAGCTCCTTCGCTAGCAAACTCTTCAGCATCTAATCGTCTGTTCTCGTAACCACTAACGAAGTCGTTCATTTTATCTGTAAGTTCGGTAGGCATTGCATCTTGTTGGCCTAATTTATCAGTATTAACCTCCATGAATCTATCACCAAACATAGTTTTAAAACCATCTTTATTACCTTGAACTGCTTCGTGGTTTTTTGTAACAATCTTATCTAATAAAGATCTTTCTTTTCTAGCTGCATTTCTTTCTAATGCCACTGGTAACGATGTCTCAACAAACATCATACTAACGTCATAACCTTTGTCTTTAAACTCGTTAACTAGTTTTTCCATAGACTTAATAGAACCACCGGTACCGTCAACAACAACTCCATTAGCATTACCTTGGTACTTCATCATCTTTCTTTTAGCAATACCTCTAGCTTGATGTTGTAAAGAACCTAACTTACTTCTTTGTTCTTTAGTAAAATCATTCATGTTTGCTGGTAACCCAGAGTTTTTCTTTAGCCATTCTAAAGATATATCAGAGTTAACAATTTTAAATCCTTGATCTTTTAAACCTAACTTACTAATAACGTTACCTTTACCGCTACCAGCTCCACCAGCTAGGAATATAACTTTTCTTTGTGGTTTTGGTAAACCATCTGTATTAGGTATTTTAGCTCTAACACCAGATTTAGTTGTAGCTAGTGTATCATCAAAATCTAGAACTGTAATACCTTTAGATTCTTTTTGAGTAGATCTAGAAAGCACTATTGCTTTGTTTAGTGTTTTAGTCTCTTTTAGTTGTGGTTTTACGTTCACTTTATTTAAGGACTTAGAAAACTTGATGTCAACTTCTCCAGTAAGTTGTTTTACTACCTGTTCATTCGCTCTTGAAACCTCCATCCCTTCCACGCCAAAAAACTCCGCTATAGTTTTTCCTTCATTTATTAAATAATAGTTATTAAGATCAATACCAGACTTCGCTAATCTCACTACAGATACTAAACCATCAGGAAGCTTTAAACTTCCGTCTAATAATCTAGGAACTATTTCATCGTAATAAATATCTGGCATTGATGTTTGATAGCCAGATTCATTTATCAAATTATCATCCGCCTTTAGTAGAGATAACTGCATGTATGATTTTCCTATAACCTTCCACATCTTTTTAGTATTCCCAATCTGTGCATTAGCTAACAACGCTTTACCTATTTGGTTTTGGGGATTAGTGTGCTCTTCTACGACTTTTTGGTCGTATATAGCGTCACCTTTCTGATTTACAGGATATGCTGTTATTGGTGCTAAAATTCTAGTAATAGTATTTTGATGTTTACCAGTATCTTTCAGCATCTCTTCGAATACCCATATATCCAATGGGTTATTTTTTAAATGATTTTCAACGGCTAAGAAAAAATCAAGTAATAGAGGTAGTTTACCATCCTGTCCTTTTTTATATCCTTTTTCTTTTGTTTTATTAACAAACTTTTTATCAAGAAATTTATTTTTATTATATGGATCTTTTGCGTATGTTTTTTGCTCTGCAGTGACCTTGTTTACAACTTTGTTAAACTCTTCAACCGTTTGGAAAAATCCAGCTCTTAAAACACCACCAGTCATTGTTTTTTGAATTAAATCTCTAAACTGTGGGTTTTTTTCTAAAAATAAATTCAACGCTTGAGCCGCCGTTTCTTTATAAGTTTTCCCGGTCTTTTTTCCATTTATTGTAAATTGAGCATCTACATCTCTTTGGGACGTGTAAATTTTATCTTTACCTTCTTTTTGAATTTGAATAAGCGGTGTTAGCTTTATACCCAACGGCTTTGATAATTCTCCTAATTGATATTTAGATAACAGTTCAGAGCTTTTGCTAAAAGCAACTTTACTTTGAGCAACTGTAATACTAGCTATTTGCTTTTTTGTTGCCTTTTTTTGTTCTGTTAAAATTCTTTGAGCCGTAGATAAAGATGTTTGTTGAGCTTGGAACTTAGCTACACCTTTCAATAGTTGTCCGATATTTCTATTGTAGTTATTTAACTCACCACGAGGTGTTATACCTAAATCTTCTTGAAATTGTTTTATAGTTTCTGGTGTTGGGTTTTTAAACTCTGATTTTAATTCCCATATAAAAGGTTGAGACGTCTTACCCTTAGATCTTTTGTCTGTTTTATTATAAAAGTAGTTTAACATTCTATTAGTTAAACCTAAACCTCTACCTAAAACTTCTCTATCAACATCTATGTTTTCTCCAATTTCGTTTATATCCGCGTCACTAGCCGTAACGTTTTCTGTTGGCAATATTTTTATAACTTTTTCAGCGGTTTGTGTATCACTATAGAAATTCTGTATATTACCAGCTTCAGAAGCCTCTGGTATACCATTAACTATCTTCTTAGCGTAAGTTAAGTTTTTCTTTGGATCAGTAATTTTACTAGCTGGTACATCAAATATTTCTTCAGCTACTTTACCAGTATTATTATCACTAACCTCTTTAAACGTATCGCCTGGCTTAACCTTAACTATTTTCTTTATAGCATCTGCTTTTCTTTCTACTTTACCAATCTTAAGAACGTTTGTTTTCTTTCTACGCGTATCAGGGCCTTTATCTGTAGTTTCTGTAGTATCAGCTATTTGCATAGCTTCTGGGGCATCTAAACTAATACTCTCGTCACGCTTAGCCAATGTTTTAGCTTTTTCAAATATAGTATCATTTTTAGGAGCTATATTGTTATAAACATGAGTTGAGAACGCTCCTTTTTTAGGGTCATAGTTTCTCACGACAGCGTCGTAATACTCATTAATAGCACTAACAACATTTTCTCTACGTATATCACCTTTTGCTTCCTTGTAACCTAAAGCCTCTAAAGCTAAAGCTTGATATTGTGGTACTAAAGCGTCTTCAGCGGCGGCAACTTGTCTTGGATTTCCACCTCTTTTTATTGTCTTAATCAGTGTTTCTGGTGCTTTAGATGTTTTAAGCGTTTCAGAAGTACCATCTCCTTTAGTCGCTCTAGCAGTACCACTACTTAAACTACCCTTATGTATACTTTTATTATAATCTTTTAAGAAATTATAAGCACCACGTCCACTTTTAAAATCTACTTTAGCAAGTCCAACGCTAGCAAACATTCTTCTAATAACGTCCGCTATTTTTGTAAACACACTATCGTTAAACTTTACTTCATTATTAGCTATAGCATCGGAAAATATAGTAAAATATTCATCTAAGTTTTCAGCCATGTATTCTGGCGTATAGTTCTTATCTATTCTTTCTTGTATCTTAGCTTTGTTCTCCTCACCTATAATATTTAAGAAATCATTTATAGTTTCTTGGGTTATATTTTTTTGTTGACCACTAGCTTTAATTATACCATGTAATAACTCATGATTACCAACGTTGTCACCATAAACCCTAGTTTTTGCTAGATCTTTATTTATAATTATTTCATCCCCAATAATACCACCTAAAGAATCAGCAAGTTCAAGATTCTTCTTGTCACCTTTAAATCTCTTTTTTATTTCTTCTTGAGTTAATTCGGTAAATTTTAAACCATATAGCTCACTGTGTTTTTTGGCAAAAGCCATGTTACCTTGAAACACTCTTTCAGCAACCTCAGTTCTAACCTCTCCAGCCACCTTCTTTCTAGCTTTAACATCTGAAGTTCTACGGTCAACGTTTGCGTATTTATCTATAACGCTATTGATCTCATTCTCTATATTTTCCAAAGTAGTCTCTGCATCAGGAACTGCGAATACACCTTTCTTTTTAGTGTCAGCTTCAGCTTTTTGTCTTTTCCTTTCTAACTCAACTAATTTCTTTCTATCAGTCTCACCTACTCTCTCGTCTATTTGAGTTTCAAAAACTGCTTCAGCTTGTTTTTCTTTTACAAGATTATCAAGATTTTTATCACCAGTTACTTCAAATTGAATTTTAGCTAAGCTTTCGGCTTTTGTATTGGCTACTTTATCTAATACTTCTTTTCTAGTTCTTTTCTCACCGTTTATTTTGTATTCTTTTTTAGCAAGAATGTCAGCAACGTTCACAACACCCTTTGCCTCAGCAATACCTTCCATTAAAACCTCAGCTATATCAAATTCTTGTCCAGCAGCAACTTGACCTAAAGCCTCACCACCGGAACCACCAAGAGTTTCAATACCAGTTACTTGTCTTGCTATCTTGCCTTTACTTGCTCCCGATTTAAGCAGTTTAGCACCAACACCCCTTGATAAACCAACTGTAATCCCCTCAACAGCACCAATAGTAGCACCTCTAGCCAAAGCTCTATCTTTTATGTCTTCAAAAAGCTCTTCATCTTCTAGTATAGCCCTAATATTTTCTTTGTTAAAATCTTTGTCACCAAGCTCTGTTTTCAATAACTCTGTTAATGTTAAAGCCGTTTCCATGGAACCCGTTAAACCAGCAACCGCACCACCAATAGCACCGGTTGCAGTACCAACTACAGGGACAAAACTACCAGCGGTACCAGCAATAGCAGCACCTCCCCCAGCAGCAGCAGCAGCTTCTTCGGAATCAAAAAATGTTCTCCCCATTGCAGCAGCAGAACTAACTATAACTTGTGGTATAACCTGACCTCTTGTCATCACCATGCCTTTCATAAAACCCCAAACACCACCTCCAGCTTCGTTTTTTATTTCTTCGTATTCACGCATTTCATCTGACGCGCCAGTTTTATCTAAAGCATCACTTACCTCGATGTATCTTCTTAATTCTTCGTCAGATATATTTTTACCTTTTTTGTAAACATCAAAAGCTTCATCTACAGTTGCTCCTTGAGCTAAACCTTGCTCACCAGCCCTATACAAATCACCAAAAAAATCTGTTACCACGTTTTTACCTAAAGCACGCTCTATAGCGGTATCTTCTTCTTTTTGTTCTTGTTCTGGTAATTCAATCTCTGGTAATATAGAGTTAATATACTCTAGTTGGTCTTGACTTGGTCCACCTCCAGTATATTTTTGGTAAAAAGTGTTTACGAAGTTGCTAGGGTCTTGTTGTAAAGCATACCCAATCTTAGTATCTATCTCTTCTTGACTTAAGTCGCCAGCGTATTTAGAATATAAAGCCCTGTATAGTTCTTCCATATTATATATCGTCCATGTTTATTTTAGTACTAGTCTCTGAACTAATTTCTGTACTTATCTTTAAAGCGTTATTTTCGTTCATTACTTTTAAAAACCTCTCTAACTCTTTTTTTGCCTTTGATGGGGTTTTAAAATAATTAGTGTCAAACTCTCCCACTTCGTCGCCATCTTCGTTTGTTACTATAAACTGATCTTCACTTCTAAAAAAGGGTGCCCAATCTCCTTTTTTACCCCAACCACTTTTCTCTGTTACGACATTATAATCTTCTGGTAAAACTGCTTTTATTTGATCAATAATATCATCAGCTGGTTTCATAAAAATATTTTTATCTATACCCACTTTTTTTAGATCTTTTAAACTTGTGATAGGTGTTTCTATTATTTCGCTCGCGTCACCGCCCCAACCTTTTACTGATTTCCACCATTTTGTTTGAAGAGTTGGTGATGAAATCGGACTTTCAGATTGGAAAAATGTTTGAAATAAACTAGCTTTATCATCAATTATAGTTGTTTTACCCTGTGAGTCTTTATATATATAACCAGCTTTATCATCCCATATCATTTCCCCCTCGCCTTCAGCTAGCGGAATATTTTCTCTATTATTTATAGCTGCACCCAAGCTATTTAAAACACCATTGTTAGTCCAACCGTTGTTAGTTCCAAATAATTCTGTACTTTTATTTGATTTTAATAAATTTAAACCCGAGTTTTTATCTATACCATTTTTTATAACTTTAGGTGTTTTACCTTTAAACTGAGCAGCACCTTGACCATAAAAATCTTTAACTGCTGTTTCAGTTAAAAAATTAGCCATAACGTCTCTATATTTTTGCTTATCTTTCTTTAACACGTCTATAAGAGAAACACCGTTCCCCACGTCAGTGTAAACTTCTCCCTTTCTTTTTGCTTCAGCAAGTAAACTTTTATCAGTATCATCAATATCATTGTCTCCATCCATATCTATACCCCCTAAAGCTTCTAACTCTGAATATACCATTTCTAAAGCGCTTGTGTTTATTTTACCATCAACATCTTTAGCTTGACCTGTTAAAACCTGTTCAAACGTGTGGTTCATCTTTCCAAACTTTTCTTGACCGATATTTCTAATCTCATCCCAACTAGTTATGGATGACTGAAGTTTATTTTTAAATCTAACAGCATCGTCAGCACTCCACTTTGTACCTTTAGCCTTTCCTTCTGCTTTAAAGTCTGTTAACATTTTATTAATACCAGTCAAGTACTTTGGATCATAAGTAGATAATCCCTCGTTAATATCACGCATCGTCATTTTAACATTTGTACCAGGTAGAGTATACACTATATCTCCTTTCTCATACTTAGGTTTTGTAAGTGATGTTCCGTCGTTATGGTCGTCTAGTATTGCTTTAAAAAGCCTAGCTCTATCATCTCCTAGGTCAGTTAAAAGACGGCTATTAGCAGCGTTCTGTGTCATACCAATAAACATTTCTTCACCACCCTGTATATTAGATAAATAATTATTCATTTCAGATCTCAATTTAGATCTATCTAAATCTCCTTTTCTGCCTTTTGGTATACCTTTTAACCTTTCTTTAAAACCGTTAACAACATCATTGTGCATCCCAAGATTATAATCATTAGCCATACCACCTGTTTCCATTACTGCTAAAGCTTTGTCAGCGGAATCAGTTAACAGGTCCATAGTTTTTTTATCGTCAGCATATATTTTATCAAAAGCTTCTGACACACCCGTGGTGAATTCCTCGAAGTTTTTCAACTTCCACTCTTCTATCGCTTTCGTGTCACCAGGCACCATAGATTGACCATGTCTAAATGCTGCTGATACTAATGTTGGGTCTGCTGTTCCGTATAATTTTGCCATTTTTTTATTTTTTAGAGTTCATGGAAATTGTAAGTATTAGGTTTGTTTGTTCTGTATGCATAATTATCTGAACTTCCACTACCAAAGCTACCCCAATCAATCTCACCAGCTAAACCACCAAGCGCGCTCATAGTCATTTGATTTGCCGCTTGGTTAGCATACTGCTGATTCATTAGGGTTTGTTGATAAGCACTATTTGCTCCCGATGATTGTCCATATTGCATTCCTAATAATGTAGCTTGTCTACTCATTTCAGCCTCTTGTAACATAGCCTCACCACTTCTCTCTGCCATATCAGCTGCGGAAGCACCTTGTGCTATTAAGTTTTCTCTACTAACACCCAATGCTCTTGCTTGACCAGCACCTGCTAGTTGTAGTTTTTGAAGTTCAGAAGCTCCAGCCATTTGCATTTGTTGAGTCTGCATAGCGCCTTGAGCTTGTAATTGTTGTAGCTGCATTCCAGCACCTCTTTGTGTCATATCTATTCTAGAACCCTCTTGTGCTGCTAGCATTTGGTTTTGTCTTTCTTGTTGACTGATACCAGCGGAGATTTGTTGTGATTGTAAAGCACCTTGGTTTGCTAGTGATTGCGCTAAACCAGCAACACCAGAACTTCCTGCAGCACCTCTTAATCCTTGTAATATATTTGCTCTTTGCTGTTGTCCTTGCTGGGCTTGAAAGTCCGCAGCACGCATGTCAACCGTCATATCTTCAAAGCGGTTTTCCATACCCTCATACATGTTCTCTAAGCCAGCATACATGTTTTCAGCACCAGCGTAAACGTTTTTAGCACCAGCAGCCAGATTACTAAAATCAGTCTGCAATCCACCATAAGCATTCTGCATGTTTGCAAAAGGATTTGTAAATTCAATTGCTCTATACTCGTCTTTTTGCTTTTCTAAAATAGCATCTTGTTCTCTTTGGTACTCCAAAGCAGCGTTTGATGATTTTTTAGCGTCTTTTCTACTTTTGTTAGCACTGTAAAGCGAAACTCCTGCGGTTATTGCTGCTCCCCAAACGCTCATAATATAAAGTTTTTATTTATTAATTTCATTTCCTATTTTTTTATGATACTCTTTGTGTTCAAATAATTGCCAATCATATCCTTCCTCGTCTCCACTATACTCATCCCAACTTGTGCAGGCGATTATTTTTTCCATTTCATTTAAATCAGTTATTCCATCAGGGTTTGGGTGAACTGTCACCACGATGCTGTCTTCTGGAAACCAACATATCCTTTTGGTGCCAGGTTCTGTTAAAACAAACGTGGGTGCTACTAGCTCTTGAACACCGTCTTTAGTTGTGCACCACATAACACCTTTCATCACGAATAAGGGATTCGCTAGCTTATGTATTCCTGTAAAACCAAAACACCCACCACCAATAAACATTTCCCTAACGTATAATCCACTAGAAAAGTAGTGGTTATACTTCGATGTACTTGGGTATAATATGTCTTTACCTTTGTTGTTTACTTCTAACTCAACGTCATTATTTATTAATTCTCCTTTTAAAAGTAGTTCTTGTAACTCCTCTACTCTATCTCTATATGACAACTCGCTCGGTAGGTTCCATATTTTTTGCAACTCATTCTCGTTCATTTAATTTAATTTAAGTGTAATTCTATAGTCACACTTTTTGCGCTTTATTTACTACTAGGAACTATCTCCGAGCTAAGAGCGAATAATTCTGCTCTTTTGTTAGAATGGTTTTCTAAAGTAACATCTGCATAATATCCCTTAACACTAGATTCGTTTATTTGAATTGGTTTTGAAAATAGAATAAAGGCGTTAGTGGGAATCACAACTCCACTACCCACGTCCACAACAATTGCACCATTAGTGGGGAATTCTACAAGTTCACCCATTAACAGTGGTTCACTTAATACACCGTGGTTATCAGCTTGTGCGTAATACACTGAATCTCCAAGCTGTAGCGAGGAATTAATTTTTTCATCAAGGTATATTTGTTTTAATGCCATGTTTATTTAAGATTGAGTTCCTACTGTTATTATTTTATCTATATCGAAATATATGTTCCGATTAGAGGTTGGATATTTATTTACAGTAATATTTCCAGTTAAGTTAACTGTTTTGTAAACCTGGTTGAAAGATAAAACTGTCCCAGCTGTTAAAATTTGTGCTGACTCTACCGTTATAGCGCCGTCACTAGCCACTCCATTTGGATCTGGGGTAGCGACAGAAACAACACGGTTATTAAGCGTATTATTAACCCCTAAACCCTTATATTTTACAGTACTACCACCGGATATACCCAGTGTATCGTTTAAAGTAATACTAGTACCAGAAACGTTGGCTCTAACAGTTTGTGTTAACGGCATGGTTGCTAGCACTGTGGAGGTAAATTGTACCTCAACACCTATAGCGTAACTTATCGCTTTTTTACCATAAGCCCTAAATGTCATCGTTTCACCATCTTCAAAAGCAACCGCTTGAGAAAAAGTTATTATTTTTGTTTCAGAGTCAATAGCTGTTATGGTTGTTGTTCCAACAGGACTACCCGCTTTATTTGTTGGTACGGTCGTTCCCGCGTGATAATACAACTCTGTTCCAACACCTAGATCAGTAACATCTGCGACAGTTATTGTAGTACTGTCTTCGCCATCTCCCGCTGGATTATCAGCTACGTTTTCTGTTGTTGTAAAGTACCAATAAGTTTCAGGTATAACAGGCAGTCCACTTGTAGTTTCGTTTGTTACTATTAACCCGTAACTACCCGCGTCAGCCACCCCATCCCAATTATCAACATCCCAATCGAAGCTAATTTTACTTTTATCGCCAACACTTCCAGTGGAATCTGTTGTCGGAAATGTTGCGTAATTAACAGTATTGTTGGTTGCAAGCGCAAACGTTATTGTAGCATCTGCACCCAGTTTTGTGATAGATTTCGTTATAACACCTGCTTGAGCAGTAGTGCCCTCTGAGGGTATTAATTTTATAATATAGTCGCCAGAGCCTTCTGGAAACATTATATTATTACGGTATTTTTTCTGACTCAGTGTTACTGCTAGATTACTGTTTGAATCGTGACCATCCTCAAACTCTCCACTAGTAAAATTATAATACTTTTGAGTGCCAACTTGCAAGGCTACCATAGTAAAAGCGGCGCCAATTTCACCGTTAACAACAAAACCCCTTGTTGTTGCCGTATTAGGCGCGTCGGTTGTATCTATTTGTAAATTACTTATTTTTTTCATGTTAAATAACGTCTATTGTTCTACTAGCAAAACCGATTCCCTGCACACTAAACCTTGAGGTGTCTAGCGTGCCAGCCGCAACACGTTTACCCTTGATATACCCAAACCACTTACCTTCTTTTTTAACAAAATCTTTTAAACTTCCAGCGTCCATATCTGTTTCTATTCTTGTAACTTTCCAACCATCTATATTCGGGTAAAAGTTGCTAGTTGGATCAGATAAACTCCAGGCTTTAGCGTTGTGAATTGTAATTATTGGGTTGTCGTCAAGATTCGTTTCATTAGTGAGATCTATGTTTGCCATTGGATTTGTTATATGCGCTTGACTACCTTCATAATTTAACGTGTTAAACGTTTTTATAATAGAAGGTTCTGCATTTAAAACAGCTTTAATTGTGGAAGAATAAGGTGTACCATAAAAAGTATTGTAATTTTCCGCGTTTTCCAGCGTAGAATCTACCACTATTTCCCCAAAAGTAAGTGATGTTGGATCTTTATCTTCTTCTAAAGGTATGTAATGTTGAAACAACCTAGCATCTTTCAGTGTAAAGTATTTTTTAGACAAACTTAAGCCATTTTCAGGTACAAACGATTTAAAACTTGTCCATCCATTTACATCTTCACTAAACGTTACTGTTGTTTCTGGGTACACGAGTGTTCCATCATTATTGTACTCTATATTGTAAACCCTCTTCATTGATATGTTATCCACCCAACAGGTAACGTCGTGTGTGTCGTCAGAATCGTCTCTTCTAATAACAAAAGTGTTAAGCAAAGCTTCTACGCCTTGATCTGTTAGCTCTGAAGATGCTTCGTCATCACCAATCTCAACAACCATAGTAACTTTTCTAACCGGATTTGGTCCACTCCCTATTTCCTCGATATTACCAGGTGAATATATACCATAACTAGGATTTGCGATTGAACCATTTAAAGGATCTCCAATATCTTGTATTCTAAAACCATAACCCTCATTATTGAAGTAGTACATATGAAGTAAACCTTGACCATCCACTCCCATCTTTGATTCCATGCAGTAATCAAAACTAATCTCATACTTTTCGTATCTATTTATAGGTTTGTCTACAAGCTGGTTTGCTGTTATTGCCTCTATAACGGTAGAGGTAGCATTTGGATCGAAGGTTGGACAATCTGTAAATTGAATTCTACCGTCGCCAGAAGTACCATCCCATATTATATAATCGTCTATAGTAGTTTCAAATCCATCAAAATTCCAAGAACCAACAGTACCGCCTTCAAGTATAGTTGTTTGATTGGTAAGTGTAATATTACTTATCCCCATAGACAGAGGTATAGTACCGCCACTTGATTCATAAAAAACTATCCTATTTTCTTCCGCAACGTCAGTAACAGTGAAAACACCTGTATTGAACAAACCGAAGTGGTCCACACTACCAGAGTAGTCACTACCACCTTTTTCAATAGTCCAATTCGTAGTATCATCATCCATAGTGAACTTGATCTCATAGTTACCTTGATCGTGTATGTTTGTGACATGCATACCGTTGTACTCACCGGCGGTGAAATCGCCTATGACGTTAGAAACACCAACTCCAAGTTCACCTGTAAATCCAGTGGTTTTAGCGTTTGTCCCAAGAGAAAATCCAAGTGTCCAACCATTACCCGATAATGCTGGCGTGTTTCCTCCAAAATCTTGACTCCATTCAGAGTTACTCGTAACACTATCCCAACATAATTTATCATCGAAAACATACATATCTGTATCTGTGAGCGTGTGATATTGAGCCCAAAACCCAGTGTTGCCAGCGTCACCGTCTCTCATCCAATCGTCAGCGGCTCCTAAACCGTTATTCCACGTAATATCTCTTGTAATTACTTTTGAAACGTACACTGGGTTATTTGCAAAGTTATAGAATCGCAATGTAAATTCATCCATATGACCACTGTTAGTCCAACTATTAGGATGTACTTGGTATATAGCTCTTAAAACCCATTTGGGCGTATTACCATACTCATGCCTCCATTTCCACTGTGTAGATATACTTACCCAACTACCAGTCTGGTAAAACGTCCCAACTCCATTTATGTCTACTTCCGCTCCATCCACTCCATTTGTATCACCAACAACGCCAATCACCACTCTACCATCATTCCCACCTGATCCTATAGTTGGTGGAGTGGTATCATCAAAAAAATCTTCACCCGGGTGTAGCGATTCATCTAGCTCTATATCTACTAAGTACCAGTGATTAAGTTCGTAATCCGATCCACTAATATCCCACGAAACCCGTTGGTGACCACTAAGACCACTATCTGTTTGTATTCTCCAATAATCATTCACAACATCGTTAAAAGTAGTTACAGATGGACTAGATCCAGTATCGTTAAACTGCGCGCCTCTACTACCCGCTGTTGTAGAATAAGTGGTGCCACCTAAAGTTTTATTAAATGGAATTCCACTACCCACGTCTTCTTGTGGAGACTGGTAGGCGTTGGAACTGTTAACTGTCACTGGATCCAAGCCTTTCTCCCAGTATGTTACCGTAGCTCCAGTCGCCGCGCCAGTAGTTTGGTCTGTTTTATTTATCTCTCTTTTTATTGCGGTTCTATTGTTACCAAACCAATTTTGTGTTTTAGCTACCACCCATTCTCCAATCGAATTATCAGTCGTCGAGACTATACCAGCTGGGTAACTATAAGGAAACGATAAACCGTCTTTGTAGCCAAGGTGTTCTACCTCAACAAAAGCCTCCACTTCGAATTCTGGTATATTGGGTTGGGAGTAAGCATTGTTTGCATTATAAGCATTGATTGCTGCCTGGTTTAAAACAAATTCACCGTCAGCGTTCCACTCCCCTGCTACTGTATTACCTAAATCACTATAAGTCCATCCTTCATCAGCAACGCCGTCACTTTCATCACCATAATAAGTAACGTAAGTACCAGTATCACCTGCATCAGCCGCGGTAGAAGGACCTGTTATACCAAATAGCTTTGTAACGTGAACACTCTCAATTTCAAATCTAGGATATTGAAATCCTTCTGGATAAGTGTTAGGTGAAGCTGTAGAGCTAGTGTTCAAAGCTCCTATCGTAGTGTTCGCGTTACCAACTCTAATCCAAAGGTCGTCCACAACTTTTGCTTCCGCGGTTCCAGACCCCGTGTTTCCATCTGTAAATTTAAACCTCGCCCCAATCGTGTGGGTTGCATAATCTTGATCAAACTCATTATTCCACGCACTACCATAATAAACCAGCGTGTTACCAGTGGGATTTTGTGTTACGGGGAACACAACGTAACCATCGCTTTGGAAGGGTTTAAGGTAATGCCAAGCGTTGTTATCACCAGTTAAATGGTTATAACCACTAACATTGCTAAAAACGTCACCGCTGTAACTAGCTTGTTGGTAAAGATACGGGTTGTAGGTTGCGTTGTCAACCTGGTGATCCCCAGTGCAAAAGTAAGTAGAATCTAATTCTGTTGAACCGTTGCATAGTTGTATAAATGGTTTTATAAAATTATAACCTCTTTTATAATCTTGATCGGCACTCCAACCACCAGAGGTACCCCCTAAAATACTGTTATCAAGACCTGTCGCGTAGGTTTTAAACTTTACCACCACTGAAATTTCATCACCATTAAACATTTGAGAGTGAGCGTTGTTGGGTTTTGACGGTGTGTCTGGGTCACTGTAATAATCATCGAGTAAAGCGCCATCTAGAGCGTTGGTACTTGTATTAAGCCCCGCGTGTCTAAACTCTACATAAGTATTTTGCGGTGATGTTGTTGGTACTCTATCAAAAATAATCGCTCCACTCGAGTCTGTGTTTTGCGCGATCTCGCCCGATGGTGGAGTCCACCCTACGTAAGCGATGTAGCTAGGATCGTTGTAGGGTTCTGGGGTGATGTAACCGCTCCCCGATACGATTAAACTCCCATTTCTTTTTCTTCTAACTTCAGAATATATATTAGGGTCCGTATCAACAGTTGCGGCTGATCCAGGATTACCAAATGTTTGCCCGGTATTACCTTTCACCCACTTGTAAAAATGGCCAGCAGTACCACTACCAGAATTTGGTAGATTAAGATTCGACTCGTAATCAGCCCACTCAAATGGCGTTGCGGCTTGTTCGCCTTCTAACACGTCGTACGCTACGGCTACTATTTCAGCTGGGGCTGAACCTACTATTCCAGAGGTTGCAGTTTGATACCATCCCTGTGGAATCTGTGGGTGATTTGTAACTTTTATTTGACTTTGCATCGTGTCGAGCGAAGATAAACCATTAAAAGTGTTATCCACTAAAACATCTCTTTCAACAAAAGATGGAACATAACTGTTTCCAGAAAACACACCTCCATTTTCAATAATGTTTAGTAAAGAAGATTCAATAGGGTTACTATCAACACCTTGTCCAAAAGCAGTGTTGAATATAATATTTTCAGTGTACGTGTTTGACAGGGTTATATTGTAGTTTTCCTTATAACTATCGTAAGTACCAATTAATGACGTGTAGATTGGTAGATTATCTCTAAACCAATCGTGCATTCCAGCTTTAGATATTGGCGTTAAACCATCTTTTGATAATCTTAAAACCGCTCCCCTAGCTTTATCTGTAAAGTATGCTCTATAAGATTCTGATGCAAATGATTCTGGATTTTTAGAAATACCAAAATTACCAACAAAAGGATTTGCATCACCTAAAACGTTGCTGCTAGATATTAATTGTGGGTTACCATCAGCATTGTAAATAGCGTCCTTGTTCGATGTAATTTGTATTACTCTATCTTCACAAAATGCAATTAAACTAATTCTTCTTTGGAATAACTTTTGAACACTACCGTAGGTTGGATTTAAATCTTTTGTGATCTTCTCAGCCATTATAAACTGATTTAGATCATTAATACCAGAGTTAGAGTTGTATATACCAGAATATATTAAACCGTGTGATCTACGCTCTTCCTCGTATGTTTCTTGTGTTGTAGTCGACGCTTTAACTCCGTTTGCAATAAACATTTCGTTAAAGTCATCTCTAATTCTATTGGATTCTAAACCATTTCCAAAAGAAAAACAATTATACCAAGCAAGTCCAGCTCCAATAACATCCCCAACGTCTTCTTTAAATGTGAAATTAGTTTTAAATTCCGTAACAGCCACTGACCCTCCAACTAACTGCTGTCCACCAGCTTCAGCAACCGTATAACTACCATCTTCTCTAATAAACTTAAAAGCAGCGTGAGCGTAATCTATTTCATTATTTCCATCGGCTTTATTGAATCCCGGGTAGAATATAGCCGTGTTACCATCCCACGACTCTAAATAAACATCGTTTAGTGCTTGTTGTGGTGTTGCATTGATTATTTCAACCTTGCAACCAATCGGAGCAAATAATTCATTTGTTCTTTCATTAATTCTAACAGGTATATTATTACTAGCTTCGTAATATATATCTAAATCTACCTCTTGTTTTTTAGGGTCAACTTCCCATATAGCTGGGAATTTACTTAAATCAGAGAGTAATAAATCCTGAACTGGATCTAGAAATTCTACATCAGTATAGTCGGAATTAGCGAGATCACCAGACATACCGTCGTGACCACCATTACTCATGTTTAAAGGATTACCCATTTGATTACCCGTGGCATAGCGAGGGTTTTTGTCAAGTTCAATTATATAACAAAGTCTTCTATTGTGAGAGGCTCCAAATTGAACAATTTTATTCTTAAGATTATTGGATTCATTGTTGGGATTTAATCCCCCAGTGCCCGCGTCCGGCAGTTGGTTTAACCATCTTAAAGCGGTTTCCTCTACACTTTGGTAAGCCACGTGTTGCTCGGTTTCAATATCGTACCCCTCACCACTAATAAACCTATTATAAGGTTTTCTCCAAGAAGTGTGATTATACAGTTTTTTTATTGTAACTTTTTTAATAGTATAAACAGCATCATCGGTTATATTGTTAGCGCTAGTAGCTGAGTTGGTTTTATTAAACCTAAACTTAGAACCTGGGTATAAATTTCTAATAAAATCACGTATAGTATTTCCAGGATCACCTACATAAGTTCCATCCGCTCTATGTAAAAACGTTGGATCCCACTGTCTCTCGTGTAATTCTCTATAATCTAAATTATAACCAAAACCAATGCCTGGCCCTGGTGGTTCTGGTAAGTAATCGTTATTACTATCATAATTACCCTCTAGTGCTAAGTGTGTATGACCAGTTCCTGTTCCAAAAATATCGCTAGGACTTTCACCTGTAAAAACCCCTCCGCCCCATATACCTTGTAAATTATTAGCCCAAGAATGCTCACCATATAATGACTGCACACCAGGGCTAAAGTCCCAAGAATAACCACCGGCATGCAAATCTTTCCCTGGGGCAAAAAATGATAAATGCATAAAATGCCTATCTTCTTCACCATTGTCTGAGTAAGTTCTTGTATCATCACCAACACCATAATCAGTTCCATTCAAACCGCTAAACCATCTTCTAGGTCCGGTCGTGTGAAACTCATTTGTCGTGACTAACCCCTCTAAACCATTAACATGATTAGCATTATTTATACCTGTGTCTAAAACTGGCAAGTCCCTAGAAACGTTTTGCAGTGGACCAACCCAGCCATCAATTTTCAAGTTTTCGTAATCTGCATTTTCGCTTAATAGTGGTGATGTCGAAATTAAATTGTTTTCATACCACACTGATTGAGATGGAATCGTGGTATCTGGAAGTGTAATACTGCCTCCAAATGGCGTGTCTATAGTATTCCCACCAACAGTTGTTGACGGTACCACAAGATTAGTTGTGTCCCCAAACTCTGATAACCACGTTTTTAAAGGTGGATAACTCCAGGCTGAATTTTCAGCGGTATCACCGTTATCGTCTTTAGTACAACCAGACCAAGTCATACAACAGTATTTAGCGTAATCACTAGCCTCACTTTGCCCAGCTATCATGTGCATCGCGTCTACGAAAAACCTAGGTTTATTATCTAATTCATTTAGTATACCACTCCAAACTTCCCACCAATCTGAAATTCTTAGTTTATTATAAGGTGGATTATAATTAGGATCAGCACTCTCGTTATTACTTCCGTTGGAGTCAGTGTAGTTCTTGTGTATGTGATTTATACCACCATCAGCTCCCGTGTTGTAATCATGGTCAGGATCATAACCGTAAAAATTAGTAAGACCGTAGTTTGGGTTACCTACTACTGGGCTTCCTTGTGTGGTCATAATATCATCATGCCAGTACCAAACACCTTGCTTTGCTGTAACTTGATATTTATCTAAATTACTAACTTCCTTACCAGTTTCAATTATACTAGAAACTTGGTTTTTAGATATTTTAACAAAGAACTTTCCAGAGAAATCCTCTGAATCTTTAAGTACTTTTTCCTCTACTTGAAATATTAAATCTTGATGCATGTGAGTCGCTGTAGTGCTTGAATCACCGCTTACACTAGCTATATCAGCATCTATTTTTGTTATTGGAGCTGAAAGGCTTAACACATAACCAACAGAACCTTTCCATCCCCCAGTTACTTTGTATTTTTTAGAAGAAAGTTCCCCATTCGAATCAATTCTTCTCCAAGATACATATAAATTTTTCTTAATTATATCTCCCTCCGGGCTTGCTGCGTCTCCAGGGCTACTCCCTATTTCTAATGACGAACGATAACCACCTAGTGCCTTCCATGGAACATAACCAATAACAATAATATTCACCTCTTTATCAATCCGCTGAGATGAGCTAATAAAAAGTTTATCAGAACCAGCTGTAAATATATCGAGGGTGTCGTTTGATTTTACACCTAAGTTAACCAACTCATATTTGATAGCGTCTGGTGCTTCGTTTTTAATATCAACAATCTTAAACTTGTTTTCAAAAGTTACCTGTTCTTCTCCAACGCCTATTTTCTTTTTTAGAATAATATAATCTTCCTCTGATATTTTATTTCTATCAGACGATGGAAATGAAATCCAAAGATGACCTTCAGAGTTATCTAGCTCATAGGTACTTTTAGTAACCCACGCTCTGTCCATTGTTAAGTTATAATATTCATTTGAAGTTTCTTTTACAAAGAACTTTAAAGAATCAACCCATTCAGGGAAATTATTTATAGCGCCAACTGTTAGTTGAGTGCTTTTACTAGCGTTTTTATTACCACTAGAATCTTGCCAAGGAATATTTACAGCACCATCGTTAGATGTAAATACAGGCGTTTCTCTACCGTACTTGTCGCAGTAAACAACTCCTAACTGATAATTTCTTTGAGATTTTATAGACGGCAAACCTTTTGAAGTGAAAGTTCCCAATCTATTTTGCCTGTCACTGTAGCTTACTTGAACTTGCGGTTTTAATCCTATGTCGTAGTTTTGTAAATAATTACCATATACAATTCTATTTCCAGTAACCTCCTGTGCTAACGCTTTTCTTGGAACGTTGTCCCAAGGTCTTAGTAATTGATTAGCAGGTAGTGCTGCGTATATATTTTCAGTTGTTACCACGTATTTTCCACCAGTAAGACCACCCGTAGCAGCGTATGTATTTGCGTTTTGCAACGCCTTACCGTAACCTATATTCGTGCCCTCATTGGCACTCCAATCGTGCCACTCGGAATCCACATGCTTAATAGTGTCGATAGAGTATATGACACTTGAATTCTCTTGTTTATATAATATGTCTACTTCCACAACGTCTTCTGGAGTTTGAGCCGTGATAAAGTCAGTTAAATCTACAGAATGAATAGCGTTAACCATAGCTTTATTGTATGGCTCTTTAATATCGTAAGCAGTATCTTGGTTGTACATAACACCACCATCTATTGACTTACTAGTATCCTTAGTATATTTAGCGTTAAATACGGGTTCTGTAAAAGGCGCAAACGTAGAGTATTCTCCGTCTCTATATTTATACCTATAAGAAAATCTTGGAAATTTTGTTTCGAATAAATTAGGGATCTTGCTCGTGCTTTGAGAGCTTTCAGTGTGATTTATTTTTACAGTGGGAGCGTTTAAAGGTTTTGGTTTTATAACCGTAACATGTCGCTCGGCTATATCGATAGCGACACTGTCTCCAAAAATAACATCTCCCTCGCGGAAGTCTTCGTCACTACCTTCGCCCCATATTCTACGACCATGCGTACCATTGCCGGGATATCCTCCAGATTCGTGGGGTATAATACCTGGGTAAGTGCTATCCTCTACGTAGTTAATAGAATCTGATGTATATCTGTTTAACACAATTGGATCATTATCTGGATTTGGCCAATTTGTTGAGTCAAAAAAATTGATATCATAAGCGCCTAAAAACTCACCATTTCTATAATGGCGAATAGGAGATCGCATAACAGTGTCATTAGCTGAATCACTGGGAGAGTACATCCAAGTATCAATCGCTTTTAGGAATTTTTCTCTAGGATAATAAAAATATCTATCGCTAACAGCGGGATTCATGTAAGATCTAACAGTTATCCCATGGAAACTACCGTTTTCAAAACTTAATCGCGTGTGTGTGTCTATACTAGTCGTGCCAGCCTTACACGTATCTATATTTATTTTCTTTGGCTCACCGTGGTTGTCCGTCCAGAATAATAAATTATCAATTACATTTATTCCAGTTATAACGTTTCCAAAAAACTTTAAAACAGCCTTATTTGTTCCAGCATAAGTATCTACTAAAACATATTTTGCAATATCATTATCGGCATCATATTCTAATATAGCGTCTACGTTGTATTTAGATATAAACCAATATAGTTTGTTATTCTTCTCGTCAGCAATACTACCAACACATTTAAAATTACTACCAACTAAGTTTTCAACCCTTTGATTACCTAAAATATTTTTAACAGTACCAACGTCAGATCCCTCTGAAGTTGAAACCTCCACGTTTAGTGCATCTCTATATTGTCCATTAGGTATTAATCTCTCATCAAGGTCTTTGTTCATTTTACCTTGAAGAAAAGTATTCTTAATTTCTGGCATGTACTAGTGTTTTATTTGCTTAGATTTGCCTCTAAGTATTTGAGTTAATTCTTCTAATTTAATATTAGATAATCTTAATTTTGCTTTTCTTACAGCAGCAAATTTTTCCTTTGTTAATCTAGAAACTAGAGGCTGTCCATAAGAAGAAGCTGACAGTATAGCGTGAGTAATCCACTTGTACATAGCATCTTCAGCAAATTTATGAACTTGCATTTCCGCATCTGTACCAAGACTATCACTTATATAATCTAAGATCACAGTTTTTCCTGAAATATTAGATGAAAAATGTATTCTTCCTAATCTAGGGTCTATATAAAAAGATCCATTAGCTTGAGCGTGTTGAGGATCTAATCCATATCTTTCTCCGTTTGCTGGCCAATAAGTATCATCTTGATAATCATCTTGGTTTTCTGAAGGTGTGTTTGCTTTATAATTATTCCAAGTAGAGGATTCGGTTTCGTTATCTATGTTTGCTGATAAATATCTGCTAGCGTAAGTATTTGTAACACTAATGTTGTCTATGTTGTTACCTGGTGTTAGGTTGTTATATACAACACCTGAATAAAATTCGTTAAACGAAGCAACAATAACATAAATTGTATCGTGATTTCTTACATCTATTCCTAAAAGCGATTTACTCGTAGTATTATCAGTGGTATTCCACTCTATGTAACTTTTTGATCCATCATCAGCCACTAAATCAAACATATCTACCTTATGGTTTGTTGTGATGTTGTTTGCGTTTATTGAGACAGTAGAAGAAACGTAGTTGTGGGTTCTAGAGTCTGGAACACCAGTACTTAAACCTAACCTCAATATACCGGGATGTGTGGTTTCACTAGCTGTAAGATCAACAGATTCACCGTCACCGCTTAAATTAACGTAATCTTGATCGCTAACATCTAGCTCTTGCCAAACAGCTAAAGCGTGTCCAAAGTTAGGCGGTGACGCACCATACCCCGCTCTTGTTCTATGAGTAAAAACTAACTTACCACCACTAACCTCACTTTTATTTTTTAATTCTCCTGACGCTTGATAAACATCTGGATTTTTACTCCAATGAGGTAATAATGGATTTGAAAAATTACCATTTTTAACCTCTTCGTTTTCTTCCGGAAATGAATAACTACCATCGTCCTCTTGTCTTATTTGAAATGGGTTTGAAGTACTATTCGTAGGATATAATGGGTGTTTTATACCAGATGAATCAGCCCAGGATAATTTTGTATAACCTACGTAGTCGTGGGGAAGTGGCATAACTAAAGTTGGCGGTAGATCTATTTGTTGAGACTTAACAGATTTTAAGACGTCAAATGATAACTCGCGTAAAGCTCTTTGGGCGTGGAAAGCAACGTCAATCCTACTCGCTTTTGGTATCATTTTATTCTCACCAACATATACAACCATAAATTGATTTATAATATCACTTAAAGATGTGAATTGATAGTTACCTAAATCACTCCCTTGGTAATAATCACTATTTGTAATTCCGTCTAATAATCCCATTTATCTATTGTTTTTGTTGTTGAGTTATACTAGCTTCTTTTCCAGCAGCCACTTGTGCTAACTGAACATCTTTAATGGCAACACCCGCTAATGCTAGAATTTTAATAACTAATTTATTTTCTTCAGAAGAGTGTAGTTCGAAGTCTATAGAGTTGCTTGAGTTGTAAAGTGCATTTTCATTGCTAATAACATATGCCCAGTTTGGTTTATTAGGCTTTAACACATAAGAAAGTAAAACACGCTCAGGCGGTACTGGGTATGGATAAACTCTAAGTCTACTTCCTCCGCTGGAACTTGATATCATAATGTAAACTGGCCGTGACTTATTCCACTTTGTCAGTGGGCTAATACTCGCGTGAAGTTCTTTTAATTGAACATGCTCAGCTGGCACAAAACCACTCGTGGTATCGTAATCAACCCTCACCATTCCTAACTTATACACATTAGAGGGTAGTTGCACATCACCAAAGTCTACCGAAAGTACCGCAACTTGGTCATACTTTTCGAAAGCACTAATTTTTTGCTCTAAGAAATCGTCTACATCGCTACTTGGATTTCTTTCAAACTGCTCTAAATCGTAAAAATATTGTTCAAATATTTCCATTTGAGCGTGGTCGGCGAATAGGTTAAATTCTTGAGGCGTTATATAGCCTCTCTGCTCTTTATTAGCTAGCGCTAAAACTTTTTGATATACTCTATCTATATTTACCGACATAATTTCTTTTTAATTTGTAGTTTACGATCGCCCCGTAGAGCGACCGCATCTACAGTTAGATTAATTTAATCTTTTTTCAATATTGGAGTAAATCTCCATTCCTTCATCAGTCTTAAACCAAGCGGCTAAGGCTGAGTATGGATGTTCGTCGAACGGAACATTCATTAGTTTTCTATCATTAGAACCCCATGAAAAAGTTCTTTGATCAGAAGATAGTTTTAATATTCCCATCTCAGTTGCCTTAATACCAAAGTTTCTAAGCACAACGTTTTCATCATTCGCTAACTCTAAGAACAAATCTGGGTTTCTCTTAGCGTATAATAGTAAATCTCTTTTAAGCTCCTTAGAACTCATCCCTGATACCTCAGAACCTTTCTCTACACGCATGATTGCTTCAGCCATATCTATATCCATGTTTTGAGCAGCATTTAATGCTTCAATCTCTAACTCGATAAGCTCTACTTGATTACTAGCTATAGCAACAGGTTTGTGCTCTGCATATTTTTTGTTTAAATCTGGGTGGTACAAAGATAACAGCTTTTGTAAAGTTTGTTTGTTTTTAGGAACATATAACACTCCATCTCTAAAAGTGATATGTGCTAACCTAGCATTACCCTTAAACTCATCGACAAAAGGTGTTTTTTGATTGGTAGTGTACTTTAATTCTCTTTCATATCCTTTTTCCTCATCGAAATAATAAATGTTCGAAGATTTTAAAGTGTGAGATAGTGCCGCTCCATTCTTTAAAATATAACGCCTATCTTTCATTTCCCAATTATTTTTTTTAGGTAATGGTTTTTCCATAACCGGTGTTTCAACTTTTGGTTGTTCTACAACCTTCGGTGTTTCTACCGCCTCTGTGTTTTTTTGTTTTTTTGCCATAATATAATATAATATAAATTAATAAATAAAAACCATCCCCATGTTTCAGGGGACGGTTTTAAATGTAAATGCTTAAGCAGTTAATAACATGAAGTTATTAGCTCCTTGAGTAACTAGACATCTTTCAGATAAGTGGTGTACTTCCATAGCATCTAAGCTAGATGTAGCCGCACCAACAGATCCAGTGATCCAAGTTTTCATTTTTCTTGATTCAGTTTGTGAAGCTCTGTATCTTATATGTAAGAATGGTCTCTTAAGGTTTTTACCTAAAGATTGATCGTAAACTGAAGAAACTCCAGCTGGAACGATAACACCATCAACATCACTAAAAGCACCTCTTGTAGTAACATCGTTTAAGTATTTCCAGTCAGACTTGTAGAAGTCATAAGAACCTCTTCTGAATCCAGAGAAACCTAAGTTTAAAGCCATATCTTCTGAGTTGTCGAATACCCCGTAAGAAGTACCACTAGCACCGTAAGAGTTCATAGAAGCTAACATATCGTCGATCGCTAGAGCAGTTCCTCTGTTTAAGAACATCATGTTTTCTTCAATAGCACCTTGCTTATCAAATTCAGCAAGAATTAAATCAAATGAAGCTAAGTTGTTTGCGGCTGTATCATCCGTATTAAGTTGATCGATAGAGTTACCTCTTTTCTTAATCGCAGAGAATAAACCTTCAGTACCAGACTGAGCGCCTAATACAGCTTCTGTTGCAGCTGCACCACCATCACCATCATCAGCAGTTAATTCACCCTCAATACATGTCATTTCACAGTAATCAGCGAATCTAGACACAGTATCACCAGCAGCTTTTAAATACCACAAGTAACCGTTTTGACCATCTTCTCCAGAAACCTCAATCCAACCAATTGCAGAAGCATCAGATCCTGATACTTCGTAAAGGTCTTTTAAGATAACCGGTTTGTTAGTGAAAGATAAGAATGCTGGTTGAACAGATTCTCCTCTTCCAGCTACACCTTTAGTGTATTCAGATCCAAAAACGAAACCTGTAACAGCTCCATCAGTAAATGTGAGGTCACCCGTAGCACTAGAATCCATTTTTGATTGAGTATAAGGTATACAGTCATAAGTAGTACCATCAGACGCTACAGCTGTAACGTAACACTTAAGAGTTCCTACGCCCGATCTGTTTAATACAACTGTATCACCAAGTCTAATTGTATGAGTTGTATCCGTTGTTGTTACTTGTCCAGCACCTGTTGCCGCACCACCGTCAGCGTCGATAACACCTGCCGCTGATAAATGTAATTGTCCTTGCTCTGACCAAACCACTTGATCAGCTTGCATTGCTTCTTCAGCGCCTACTTGCGCTAAGAAACCTGAAATTGTTCTGTTACCGAAAACTTCAGCTTCCTTTTCCATTAAATCAGGTAAATATTGTTGAGCCCAACCGCTGTTTCTTAAATCAACGTATGCTGAAGCTACAGTTTGTTTACCTGGAGCTGGTACCGAGTTTAAACTCCCACCAGCCGTAATTGTTCCTATTGCACTTGCCATTTTTTATAAATGTTTTAAATTTGTAATTATTTTCTATTTTTAATTTTGAACTTAAAATCAGAAGAATCATCACCCAACACTTTAAACTTCATACCACCCGCTTCAATTTTTCCATGACTTTGTCTTGGGTTCATATCAACGTTTTTGGATTTAGCAATACTATTTTTCATAGCATCTGCTTTTCCTTGTTCGTAAAAGTGTTTTGCAACAGCGTCCGCATTCATTGCTGTGTATAGAGATTTATGATAACCCTTAGCGTCTGTTAAAGCAGAGTTCTTATCCAAAAACTTTTTGGTGAAATTGCTTATATCGCTCTGAGTGTTTTTAACCTCTTCAGCATTGTTTACATTAAACCTGTATTTTTTGTCACCGACGTTATATTCAAAACCTTTGAACTTGTCGTTGAAAACATTATTTGTTTTCTGCGTAAAAATATCAGAGTTCGTTTTAACTGTTTTTTGAGTTGCTTCTGACTCCTTGTTGTACCTATTAAAGAAATCAATTGCCTTTTGTTGCTCACCCGTAAGTTTGCTTCCAGCTTTAATCTCTTCATAGTATTTAGACTTTTGCCCGTCTAGGTGGCTTTTAGCGCTGGCAACTTGCTCTTTAAGCGCTAATTTCTTTCTACGTATATCTCTATCGTCGTCTACATCTTCGTCGTAAGAGAATGTATCTTCCATAAGGAAGTTAATTTCTTCTTGGTTTAAATGAGGTTTTGTTTGCTTGTAGTATTCATACAGTAGACTTTGGTCGTCTAACTTTGAATAATCCTGGTTAAGCTTAACATAGTCACTTAAATCACCTCCAGTTTCTTCCATAAAGTCCATTAACTTTTGGATATTCTCTGGTAATGGTTTTCCAGTAGCCTCAGCTTCTGCTATAGCTTCTTCAACCTGTTCTTCAACCTCTTCAACTTCCTCCTCAGTAATTTCTTCTAACACTGGAGTTTCTTGAGTTTTAGCTTCTGGTTGTACTTCTGTTTCTTCAGTAACCCCTGTCACCGCTTCTGTTTCTTCGGTTTTTTCCTCTGCCACAACTTCAGTTTCTTCTTTCTCTTGTGGTGGAGCGCTTAAATCTACTTTAATGACACTATCGTCACCAGCAGATTCAAATTTACTTTCATCAACCGTTTCTACGGTTTGATCTTGAGTAGTCTCTTCGACTACGTTTTCTTTTTCTTCTTCCATAATATAATATAATAATAATTAATAAATTCTAACTAGGGTCAAACGAACCTAAATCAAATCCTCCACCTAGTATATCATTACCTGCGGACTCAAAGTTTTTAGGTGGTTTTCCACTATTTCTTTGCTCAATCATCTCTGATTGCTGTGTTGCTTGTATCTTTGTTCTTTCGTCTTTACGATCTTCTTTTTGCTTTTCTCTATCTTTCATCCCGTCAACCTCAACTCCTTTAAGCTGCATGTTATACTGGAATTCTAAAGCCATAAGTTCTTTTTTGAGAGCAGCTTCCTGTTGCATTTTCTGCATATCAATTTGAGCTTGCATTTGACTTAACTCAGCTTTACCAGCATTTAACGCTTGGTTCTTCTGAACATCGGCTTGGGCAGCTGCTTGAGCGGCTTGAGCGTTAGATTGTGTTTGTGCTTGGATGTTCTCTAGTTGAAGTTGTCTATCTTTCTCTTGCTTTTTCTTTCTACGTATTTTAAGAAGTTGATTCGCTAGTTTAATATTACGTATCTCTCTAAGATCGATAGCGTCTTCTAGTTCTATTGTCTGTTGTTGTAAAGCCATTTGAATATTGTTTTCTAAAATAGCTTTTTCTTCTTCATCCGGCATTAACTCTAAGAATATACCGAAATCATAGAGATGTAATTCTTTCATTTCGTCTAGCGTAGCTACATTATGAGCGCCTATAGCTTGAACAAAAGCATCTGAAGTAGGAGAGTACTCTAAAACATCTGATATTCTAAGTGATAAACATTCCGCTGTTTCAGCTGTTAGATATAATCCAGCTTGCAATATATGTCTAGTTGCTGTATTACTATTTGCCGCGGCTAGTTTTTGAACTCCAACTAATGCGTTTTTATCAGGCATACTGCCATCTCTAGCTTCGTTAAGACCGGTTACATCTCTTATCATCTGTAAGTAGTAATTATAATTACCAATAAGAGCTTGCATTTTATTTCCACCAGAACCCGATGTGATTTCTTGAATAGGTACTTTACCTGGATTCATATCACCCTCCGAAGTAAATGATCTACCTATAACACTACCAGTTTGGAAGAACATGTTTAACGCTTCTTGTGGATTGTAGTTTGTTCCATTACCTAGGTCTACTTCAGCTAAACCATCTGCGTCTAAATAAACACCATCAGGAACCATTCTAGATAATACTTGTTGAAGTTTTAAATGAGTTAACTGAATCATGTCAGCAAAACCAGTTACACGTTTTACCAGTGAATCTATCTTGCCATTATACATTCTTGGCGCGACTATAGAATAATTCATTTTTACTTTAGTGTAATCGCTTTTTGGACGCATCATATTTTTGGCCATTTCCCATTTAAGCAACTTATCAGTACCTAGTATCATAGCGCCGTCGTAAAGACACTCTATAGATCTTAACATCCTACCATAACCACCCTCCATATCGCTCGGTGGGTTATATTGATCATCTCTTGGTATAATCTTGTCCGCACCAGTAGCAGTTTCTTTAACCTTGTAAACCTCGTTCATATAAGTCTTATAGTTAAAGTATAAAACTTGAACAGTGTTATTGTCCTCTTTGTCTGAGGAAAACCTTGTCGTATTGTTGTTTTTGTTAAACGTTTTGTTCTTCATTATGTCTTCAAGATCACTTTCGGATAAATGAGGAAATTGTTTTGCTAATTCGTTTACCGGAATAGATTTAACTTCACCAACATAGTAAATGTCATCAAAATAAGGGGAATCAGTATGTGAGTACACTAAGTTCGCTGGGTCGACATAATCTATAATAACACCCTCAGATGTATTGAAAGAAGTTTTAACAGCACCTATACCCAAAACAGTTAAATCGTAATAAAATCTTTTCTTTATTAACTCATAATCGTTCCCCTCGAACAAAACGCTTAAGGCTTGTTCTTCTGCTAACTCAACAGCTTGCTTGTATGTTAGCTGCATGTGAAGTTGTAATTCCTCTGGAGTTTCTGGTAATTCTTTTTCCTCACTTTCCTTGGTGTTTACACCGAAGTTTTGAGCGGCGAAATTATCAAACTCCTTGTATTCCATGTCGTTTAGTATAGACTCCATATATTTGGTACGTTTTTCAATACCATTTGGAGACTGTGAGAAAGCTTTTATATCATATGTCCTTTCAGCAATTCCATTCACAACTATATCCACAAATTTAGATATAATTGGAACTGGTTTCCAGTCTAAATTTAAATAGGACAAATCACCGTTTATAGATAACTCATCCTTATATTTTTGTATAGATTGTTCGCCTCTAGCGTACAACCTTAAATTATGAAAATTATTATGATTAGATCTATACCTACCTCTATCATTGTTAAACCACTCTTGCTCTATTGCTTTACCTACTTTCAAACCATAATCATAGCTTAGCTTTTCAGCATCACTAACTGTTTGACTCGGGAAATAACTTTTAATGCCAGACTCTGCCATATTTATTATTTGATTATTTGTGAATTACTTCCAGTATTACTATACTTGGAAATGTTTATGTTTAGTGGTTGTTTTTCAACCTTAGCATTTGGCGCATATAAATGTCTATTGTTAGCCATAATAGCTAAGCCAGAACTTATCGACGCATCATGCTTTGTTCTTTTGTTTATATCAAACTTTGCCCAATCGTTTAATAATTCATTGAAATACAAATCACCAAACGTTCCATCTTGCTTCATTCCAACGTGATCTTGTATATACATCTCAATCGCTGCCGCGTGAGCTTGTTTAATATCTTCTGAAGAGTTAGGTATACCACCTACTTCTTTTTCTGCAACAGATAGTTTGTTCCATATCTTGTCTGGTCTATTCATACTAAACCCTCTATATCCTCTACGTCTCAGATAATACAAGAGACGAGGTTTATTGTTCTCTGCGAGTATAGGCATCCCATAAAATACTAAAGCCATTAGAACGTCCTCAAAGAACATCTCGGCTGTTGGTGGTCTTGACAAGTATTCTAAAAAGAAACTGTTTGCTGGAGCATCCTCCATACTAAATCTAGTTAACCCATGCAAAGCTCCTTTCGACCCAACTCCATCCACTGTTCCTGATATATCATAACTATCACAACCAAAAGCTCCCATATGCTCATTACCAGGGTATTTTATACCATTTTTAAGCACTACTCTATTTTGTATTCCAGAAGGTGGAACCCAACTAACTTTAAACCTACCTTTTGGATCTGGATAGAATATGACTTGAGAATCTTTGATTCCATTTACCCATTGAAAATTACCTGTTGTAATCCCTAGAGTTCTAGTCATCTCTTCGTTGTAATCTATCTGTTCGTACAATTTAACCAAGTTAAATATACTATTTTTAGTCTCGTCTCTAAACGCGTGCTCCGTAGTTCTTGGAAACTGACGGTAAAATTCGTTTAAAGCATCTTGATCGTCTTTTAAACCGTCTACTTCGTTTTGCCAGTTATCTATTACACCTACGTCTATTAATTCACCGTCTGGTGTAAGTCTGTCGATATCAGGGTTAGTAAAGACTGGAATTCCATACTCGTCAATAAATCCTTCATAGTTCCATTCCATTGGGATAAAAAGAGAGTATAAGCCAGACTTTGTCTGACCATTTCTATTTCTTCTCGTGACATCTGAGGCATTGTATAGTTTTTTAAAGTTTTCTCCACCCTTATCTAAAGCATTTGAAGTTGAGCCCATCATACATTTACCAATAATTCTACTACCTAATCGCAAACATGTTTTTGTAACCCTCCAGTTATTTAAAATATTATCAGGTCTCTCCCATTTACCGGATTCATCATGAACTAATAAAGCTAGTTTCTCACCATCATAACTATTGTCTCCAGTGTTTTTCCAGTCAATCGTCGTGTCCAAACCTTCGATATCCTCCATACCATCTGTAGCTGACATCTTTTTCCGTGTAAACTTACTAGCAGGTACTCTATAAGCAAGTTCAGATTTAGGACGATCCATACCATCTTGGATAGGTTTAAAAAAGAAAGGATAATTAATTGATATAGGAACCACTTTGTCCGTGAACATCTTCTTTGCATCTGATCCAGTTTTAGATAATATACCAAATCTACTATCACTTGCAAGAGTGGCTAAATTAACCGTTTCTGCTGACGACATGAAGGAAAATCCAGAACGTCTATTTTTAAGGTAGCACATTCCGTAACATCTTTTATCTGCCTTGCAAGCTTCCCAGAATATATAGAATAACCTGTTTGCCTCTCTAAAATCTGGAGCACCTACATCAATCTTGCTCCATTGCAAGTACATGTACTGCGTACCTGTTATCCAGGTTGGTTTACCATTATTTGTGAACCAGAATCCCTCCTCTCTTCTTTTGAATTCCTCGTCTATATAATCGTACCATTTTTCTTTACTGCTTTCCGGATAGTTTCTCCAGTCGAATATATTTTTAATTCTTTTTAACTCCTTGGGATACTCGAATTTCACCCATTTGTTCTTCGGATCTTTGTATATTTCTTTAGGAGCTTTTGGTAGCGCAATAACTAGTCCTTGTATTTCTATTATCTCACCTATTTGTCCGCTATGAGATAACACTATAATATCGTGTTCTTTATCGTAACCGTATTTCCACTTTTTACCTTTGTTAAGTCTACTGATAGTAGTTTTCTTAACTGGTTCAACTGTCTTAACTAAATTTTGCTCGTACATTACTTAGATCTACTTTCTGCGAATCCCTTAAAAGTTTTTTCCTTTGTCTCTTCAGGTGTTTTGCCATCAAGCAAGTTTTCTTCTTCTTCAATTCTGTTAAGTATCTCAAATGCGTCAAATATAGCTAATTTTTTAGTAGCTGCGGCATTCTTAAGTCTATCTGCTGATATGTCGTCATCTGAATCAACGATTGCTTCCTTAGCTACTTTAATCAGCTCTTCAACTGCTCTGTGCCCAGCTTGGATTATACTCTTCTTCGTTTCCTTGATGTTCATATTTAATTGTAATAAAATTAGATAAAACTCGAAATAGTCTCTCGCCATCAACGATAAACTCATATTCACTACTTGGTCTAAAACCAACTAGATCGCCAACCTCAACTGTACCGTCAGAATACTTAACAATACCTTGTAAAGGTTTTTCAGATTCAGTGTTAAACTGATCTGTAGCTTTTAAGGGTATTACAAAGCAATATCCTTTTGGAGCTATCCACTTGTCATTTCTTTTATATAAAAAGATTTGATCATCGTTTATAAAGTAAGTGTCTTCGTCAAAATAAGCTCTACTATTCTTTTCAATACCTTTTACGTTATGCCATCTACGAAATACATTGTGATGTACGATAACTGTATCCCCTGGTTTTATATCTGTATCACCAATAATTGGAGTTGATATAACCTCTGCTTCTCTATTAACATATTGATGATTGAATATCTCTGTGTTAAGAATTAACTCTCCACCATCTAGTTTTTTAGTATTGTTATATCTCTCTCCCTTTGGCTTTACAACAAAGTTGTAAACGCTCCTCATTAGTATTGTAGATTATATTCTACAGATACAGCCATATTCTTGTTAAAATCTTTCCAAGGTAGTACGTCTTTATTTTTTTTGATATAGACAGAGAACTTATCGTCTTCTTCTATAATATCGCAGATAGTATGACCACCATACACTTCTTGCCCCACGGCATAGTGCATAGCGTCATTCTTATAATCTTTACCGATACTAATCTTCCTTATTAGCTTCGACATCTGCTGGGTAGTTTATAATACCATCCTGAATATTAACATCAGAAGTACCGTAATCTTTTTCAAACTCTTCTCTAACTACTCCAATAGCTTCCTGTAAAGAAGATATGTGGTGTAATATAGCGTGTTTTTTAGTTTCCATTTGACCTAACTCCATTTGCGATCTATTAATATCGTTAATAAGAGTTTGAACTTTTTCTAACTGCTCATCAGTTATTTTTTCAGGTTTAATACCTTTGAGTTCTTTGATTTTTGCATTAGTGCCCTTTGTTTTTGTTGCCATGATTTAATTTAATTTAATTGTTATTTTTATTCTTCAACCCAAGCAGATTTAGCCATCTCGACTAATATTTCCGCGTGAGTATAAGTTGTTTTACCATTTAAAAAAGATGGTTGGTTTCCATTGTATTTTACTAACGCCTTGCTTTTATCTACACTATATCTTAGCATGCTCGCGCTGCGGTTTAGTAGTTGTGAAAAATCAATAACAGAACCTTCATCTGTTATTTCTATTGTGTCTAATATTACGTATGTTGCCATAATTTATTTTTAATCGTCTGGAGTGTCTGCGCTAAAACTTGCGTCAGCTGCTGTTAATCCTGGGTAGCCGTTTAATCTTCGTAATGATATGTTAGTAATGGTCCCAGCCCAACTACCACCACTGTTAAATTGAAAATTATCTAATGTTGCGTCATTTGTTAAATAATGGATATGATTACCAGCCGTCCCTGTAATAACCTGATTTGATCCTCCTCCAAACTTAGCGTGAAGAGTGGTTGAATCAGTTACACTAGATAGGGTATATTCTAACTTATACACATCACCAATATAATCAGAGAATTCTAAAACTTGTCTAATATTACCATTAGTACCACTATTTACAATACCACCTGTAGTTGTGCTCCATCCTCCAGTAGGACCTGTCCAACTAGTTGTTAAATAATTAGCAGCGTCAGCAAATCCAGGATTGTTCGCATCGTGAACAATTCCATTCACTTTATCATCAAAAGGTCCATTACCCATTCTCCAATATCCTTGTAAAGCTGAAGAATTATCGTAATTACCTCTATCGTTATTTAAATCAAATGGTTTACCAGAGTTGTACACAGCAGCCACAGCGTCTGCATCTAAAACAGCATTAAATATTGCCACGTCGTCTATACTACCGCCAAAAGGATTAGCTACACTTCCATTGATATTCTGACCTCCTATATAAAAATTATCTGTAGTTGTAAATAATTCATGGTTTGCTTCAGAAACTGCACTTACAAGAGTTGCGCTTGCTTCAATTCCGTTTACAAATATTTTATAAGCTGTAGCTGCTCCGCCATTAGTGTAGTCGGCCGTCACAACTACGTGTGTCCAATCGCAAGCCCCGTTTGGGAAAATAGCGCTAGTTGTTGTATAAGAAGCCCAATCATTGTTAGCTTTGTGTTGTACAAATATTTTTCCATCAGTACCTATTCCAAAATAAAAAATATCCTCACCTGATGAGTTTTGAGTACCTATAAGAACATCATTACCACCAGGTTGCCCATCATTTGGTTTCACCCACAAACTCCAAGAAAAGTCAGCTCGCATATTATTTTGAAAAGTATGACCCGTATCTAAATAATCACTCGAACCATCAAGGGATAAACTGTAAAGCTGCTCGCTAGTAGAACTAGCTGTAGATAATGCGTTTGCTAATCCTAACATTAGTATCCTACGTAAGCTATTGCTCTACCAGATGCTAGGGTTATACCTGTCCACCTACCATATATAGTAACCCCTTTTGGAAAACTTTCAGTACCAGTTATCGAACCACCATCAGCGTCAATACCAGCACTAGTCATTCCAGTACCACCGACAAACATGTTTGAACTATTTTCAGGTGTTAATCCAGCTAGAGAGTTGTTAAACACAGTGTCCTCTAAAAATGTTATCGCACAGAAAACAGCGTTTTCCATACCAGTCACACCGTTTGAGGTTACCGCTGTAGTTCCAGATATATGTATGCTTCCCATTTGTCCAAAACCATACTCTGTGATATTATCTTTATACGCCATAATTTTATTTTTTTACTTTTTCTAATGATCGTCCGCCAAAATAAGCGCCGATCACGGTTATTAATACTATTTGTAATAGGTCTGTCCACTTGTCTTCGACTATGAATTTAATCGTACCAGCATCAATGAATATCATTAAAACCGTGGATACTACCAAGAAAGCTAAAACCAACGGTCTTATGTTCTTAGCTAACCATGAGTCAGACTTCATATCAGCCTCCCATCGAGATGTAATTTGCTTTTCCATCTCTACCTCATAATCACTTATAAGTTGCTTAATTTTAAGCTCAGCAGCAAGTTTTTCTTCTTTAGATGTGTGTAGGTTGTCTATTACGTCTCCAACACCTCTTACTAGTTCAGTTGCTCCAGAAGAAAATATGTTTGCTAATATACTCATAATTTAATGATTTCCGTTATTTGCATCGTCCTCCCAAGGAAAACCAGTATCTCCAGCTTCCTTCCATTCTCCATCTACTAATATAGAATCTACTCCATCTATATCCATTCTAGGAAAAGTTTCTCCATTATATGTAATATGATCATCATCATAAGCCAATTTACCAATCTTCATATCAGTAGCATGTCTCATTTCATGATTAATTGTTTGTCTGTACTCGAAGCTATTAGGATCTAGGTTTTTATTAACATAAATACTTCCATCCATATTGGCTTCACCCATAATACCTTCTTCTAAAGGCATAGGTATAATAGGTGTTCCAGGAATAGACTCTATACCATCAGGCTGTCTACCAAAACGTAATTTAGTTTTAATTTCACCACTAGTAGCTTCTAATCCTCTATTTTTACCTAGTTTAAACCCCATGTTTATACTTTCTTTGTTGTAATAGAAGTTTTGCCTTTCATTTCTGTCTCACCACCGAAAGCTTTGTTCATAGCATCCTTAAACCCTGGTTTATCTTTATTTTTTTCATAGTTGTCTACGTACCATTTCTTTGTTTTAGTAGAAGCTTCTGTTTTAAAAGGAAAAGCACTATTACTATATTTCATTTTGTATGAACTTGATTTTTTTCTAGTTCCGTCTGGATTCCAAGGCATAATTATCTATCTTTATCTTTTATCATATCGTCTATAGCTTTATTGTAAACTTTATCTGTATATGATTTGTTTTTATAAAATACACTTCTTTCTGAAGTGGGTAAGTCTTCCTCACCTAATAGGATTCTGTATATCCTACTAATCATTTGAGAGCATTTCCACGATGTTTTAAATACTGAGTACTTAATCGTTGTTCTATTCCTGTGTCTCCAGGTTTCGATCCAACCTTCTCGTTTTAATCTCTCCCATCTGTTTTTATCCCATGAGTATGTATAAACTCCGTTGATAAAATCGTTTCGTGTAAATCTTCCTTTACAATCTAAATAAATTAATAATTCTAAATCTGCATCTTTAATACCATTAGTCTTGCAAGCCCATTTTCTAACAAGTCTGTAATACTTAAGTATGTTCATCTCACGTAAGTCTTGAGCGGTTAATCTCATTCTACTAAAACTACGTCTCCAGCTCTTATAACTTGGTATAATACATCTTTCCACGTAATACCATGTCCAGCGTGCTTGTCGTAATATATTACATCGCCGTCTTTTAAACCCTCAGCCAAACTACCACATGATATTATCTTTGCTCTTAAGTACCTGTTATCTACATCGGTATCTTCCGTCATTATAAGACCAGCAACCTTTTTAGGTTCTGTCTTTATCTTATCTACGATTATATACTGGTTAATTGCTTTCATTTATTCTCATATTTGAAATTACACAATCTGCAGATATAATAGTTGTAACTACACTCACTGCATTCTTAAGAGCGGACTTGGTTACAAGTACAGGATCTATGATACCAGCTGAGATCATTGTAGCTCTTTCACCAGTTACTACATCTACACCATAACCCTCGTGATCTTCGTACCCATCAGCCATAGATATACCAGCATTGTCAAGTACAGTGTAAAAAGGAGCTTGAATAGCTTTTAGTAGTATCTCTTCACCCACCGCTTTAGCGGAGATTTTTTGAGATGCATTTAACAGTGCAACTCCACCGCCAGGGACTATACCTTCCTTAAGTGCAGCTTTGGTAGCGTAGATAGCGTCTTCTATTCTATCTTTCTTTTCTTTAAGTTCTACCTTTGAATCAGCACCAACTTTTACCATTCCAACAGATCCTGATAGCATAGCTAATCTTTCTCTATGTTTCTTTTGTATAAACGGATTTTTCTCCCATTTATCTATAGTTTTCTTAATACTCTCGATTCTCTCTTCCATCTCATCCTCTGGGGTCTCAATAGTTAATACTGTATTTTTATCATCAGTTATTGCTGAGTAAGCTTCTCCCAAGCAATCTATATCTATGAGATCTAAATCATCACCTAATTGTTCGTTGATTACCTTAGCACCAACTAAAAAAGCGAGATCTGCAACAGTATCATCTTTAGTAGGACCAAAACCTGGAAGATCTATAATATTTACTTTTATATTACCTTTTACCTTGTTCATGAGTAAAGCAGCTTTAACCTGCTGTTCAACCTGCGCCACTATTAATAAAGGGCGTTTAGTCTTAATAACATGTTCTAATACTGTTTGTATTTTTCTTATGTTTGGTATTTCTGAAGATACTATTAATACTAATGGGTTATCAAGCTCACATATCTGCTTGTCCTTATCAGTAACGAAATGTGGGGATGTGAGCCCTGAATCTACCTGTACGCCGTCAACTACTTCGACATATGTCTCTTCAGTTGGAGACTCTTCCATTAATACCACACCATCTTTACCTACTTTAGTATAAGCTTCCGCTATAATCTTTCCTAGTTCAGCATCATTATTGCAACTTATTGAACTAACAGATTCGAGCATATCGCCTTCGATCTTGACAGAAATCTTATTTAGGTAATCATTTACCTTTTTAAGACCGGATTTAATCCCGTCTTTAATTTCTCTTGTGTTAGCTTCACTCTTGCTAACTTCTTTTAATAGTGATTCAGCAAGGACGGTAGCTGTAGTAGTACCGTCACCTGCTTCTCTCACTGTATTTCTAGCAGCCTCCTTTATTAAGGTAGCCCCCATGTTTTCTACCGGGTCAAATAAGACAACTGATTCTGCTACAGTTACTCCGTCTTTCGTTATTACCGGTAAACCTCTCGCATCTTCGTATATAACGCATTTACCAGAGGCACCTAGGGTTGATTTTACTGCTTTAGCTAGCTTTTCAACGCCAGCTACTATTTTGTTCTTTGCGTTATCGCCAAAGTTTACGTCTTTGACAATCTCACTTGGTTGATTGTATTCCATGTATTAAATTAAATTTGATTAAAGTGTACTCTATTCGAAAGTTTTTACAACCTTTGGCCCTTTCGTAGCCTCTAACTTGTCTGCAAAGTGCTTAACACTACCATTTATAGCTGTCTCCGCCCCTTCTATTGTTTCTCTACGTGTAACATCTTGCCAATTCTCGTAATTATCGGGATTTTTGCATTCTGTTTGATAGAATCCGTTAGGTAATTGGGTTATTCTCCAGTTTTTCTTCTCAGAGAGGTGTTTCCAATGTTTAATTGTTGTTTCATTCGGTTTTAGGTTGCCAGTTGAACTGGTCTTGTAGTATAAATAAGTCATTTTTTTGGTTTTTTGGTTAATGTTGACTTGGTGTAGGGTATTTCCCTATTTTTTGTATCTAGATGATTTGTTTCTAGACTTAGATGTCTTCTTCATTGTCTTTGTGCTAAAGCCTTCTCTCTTCGTTCCTTTACCATCATTCCCTCTATTAGCTTTAACAGACTTAAATCTACGATCTTTGTGATCATAATCTTTGCCTTTAATATCTTTACCCTCTTTTATAGCTTTTCTACGCTTAACTTGATTCTCTGCTTTCTTCGCTCTTCTATCCGGTGTCATCGCTGCTTTCTTATCGCGAATAGCCTTTGCACGTCTTGCTGTTGGAGAGAGTTTCTGTTTCATACTTAGTATGATTACATAGTAAATAAGTAATTTACACAGTGACAATAGCCTATTACTCCTATCTCTACTATCCTATCTCTACCCTTAGATATTACTCTAGTAATATCCTTAAGTAAAGGGTATTAAAAAACGAATACTGTGACACTAGCCTGTTACTCTAATACTTAGCTACCTAATGTCACATAAATTGTGTTGTAAATATAGAACGATTGCACCGCTCCCTATCCCCCTGGTACCCAGCCCGTTACCAAAACGGTTTTCATTTAGCCCACGGGCCCCCTCGATCGATCATTTCGCCCGAAGTTTTTGCGTTTTTCTTTTCGTGTCATATCGTCATGACATACTGTCACAATATCAACTACTAATATTTACAAACTAGATACGACTAACATTGGATAATATATATGTAAACAAATTAATAACTAAATAAATTAAATTATGTCAAAAGAAATCAATCAAATTACTACGAAAAGATTCGTAATCAGAAAAACATTAATCGGTAAAAATGCTATCATTACTTTTACTAATAAGAAAAATGAAACATTTACTTATAATCACGATAAAGTTTATAATGATAATAAAGAAAAATTCGATAATATGAATTGCTTCAATAAGTACGGAAGTTACACATGTACTAATAACTTACCAACTTTCGCAAGATAGTTAGTATAAAAAGTCCAGTTAGTTATTCGATTACTGGTATAAACAAAATGATCGATCACTCAGTTCCCCGAGGTGGATCTATAAAGAACTATAGATAGAAGTTCGACTCTTCTCGTTACTACTAATAATCAATAAATAAATAACTATGTCAAAAGTACTAGAAAGAAACATCGCAGAATTAATAATGATAACACTAACAATCATAATATTAATTACAAACTAAATACGATCTAATCTGGATAATATTAATATAAACTAATAAATAACAATATGACTTACGAACACGAAATCACTTTCAACGACGACTCAATACAATACTTGACGTCAACAACTAATTATCTTAACGATGACGACAAACAATTCTTAACTGACTTACTCGTCGACTTAAATACAATAAAATCGGTGAATTCATATAAACTATAATTCACATTTGTAAACTAATTTACAGTTGTGAACATTGAGTGTCGGTGGTATACTTCAATACAATTTCTATCAACTTAATAAACAATATACTTTTACAATGTAAATACGAAGCATATTGGATAATATAACTGAACTTAAAAATTATACTATGACAATTAAACTAATCAATCAATCAACTAAAAAAATTAATAATAATACACTTATTATCTATAACTTATTAATAAATAATAAATTTAATTTAGAAACAACTAAAGTTATATCTAATAATAAATTTAGTCATTACACAATAAATGACACTCAACATAATATATTACTCAACAATAATATAATTATAAATAACAAAATATTCTTTAACAAAATAACTAAATTACTTAAATAATATTACAAACTAAATACGAATGTAATTGGATAATATAACTGAACAAACAAACAATAAATAACTTAATTAATAACTTAAAATAAATAATATGTCAAAGTTAACAAAAGTTGAAGAACTTAAAACTAAAAGATTTGTAATTAGAAAGTCTCTAATTGGTAAAAATGTAGTAATAACATTT